TGTTGATGATCAAGACGCAAATCAGAGCCAAATTCAGAAGGCTTTGGACAAAATTACAGGAATTCAGCCAACAAACGAGGCCGAAGAGATCTTTTTGCTCGAATTCCACGTCAATTTGGACCTTTTGGGTTTCGAGGACGTGGATGCGGAGGGTGAGCCCACCGGAATCAAGCTTCCCTACGTGGTTACGATGGAAGAAACCAGCGGCAGAATCGTCGGGGTCCGTCGAAACTGGGACGAAAACGACCCGTTAAAGCGCCGTAAGGAGTATTTTGTCCATTACGTGCTGATTGAAGGCCTTGGGGCGTATGGTTTGGGCTTTGTTCACCTCATTGGTGGTCTGTCCAAGGGTGCAACAAGCGCATTGCGCCAGCTTTTGGATGCGGGTACGCTATCCAATCTACCGGCTGGATTCAAAGCGCGGGGTGCGCGGATTTCGGACGACGACAATCCCATCCAGCCGGGTGAATTTAGGGACATTGACGCCGGTGGTGCTGAACTTAGCGCCTCGTTGATGCCATTACCGTACAAAGAGCCTTCTCAGACGCTCTTTGCGCTGCTTGGGTTCCTGGTGGATGCCGGAAAGCGGCTTGCAAGCATCGCTGACATGCAAGTTGGCGATAGTAACCAGATGGCTGCGGTTGGAACGACGCTTGCGTTGTTAGAGCGTGGCTCGATGGTGATGTCTGCAATCCACAAACGGCTACATTATGCTCAAAGTATTGAATTCAGAATGCTCGCGAGGGGGTTTGGCGAATATTTGCCGAATGAGTACCCTTACGACGTCCCTGGTGCGAGCCGGAAGATCAAGAAGAAGGATTTCAACAATATGGTGGCGGTCCTGCCTGTTGCAGACCCCAACATATTCTCCACGGCGCAGCGAATTACTCTGGCCCAGACGCAGCTGCAACTAGCGCAGTCTGCGCCTCAGATGCATAACATGTATGAGGCGTATTACAGGGTGTATGCGGCGTTGAACGTCCGTGACATTGAAGGCATTTTGAGGACACCTCAGACGCAGATGCCAAGGGATCCTGCTTCGGAGAACTCAGACGTGTTGAACATGATGCCGCTGAAGGCTTTTGCTGGTCAGCAGCATGATGCGCACATTGCAGCACACCTTTTGATGGGCATGTCACCTATGCTGCAGGCCAATCCCCAGGCGGCGATGATCTTGCAGCAGCATATGCTTGAGCATATTCGTCTGAAGGCCGAAGAGGCTGTGGAAGCCGAACTCTTCCAACAGTACGGCACCGATCCTGACCGTATGGTTTCGGCCATTCAGAAGGAGGGCATGGTTGCGTTGAAGGTGGCCGAGTACACAATGGAGACAAAGAACCTGCAGGCGCAGCTTGCTGGGGAAGAAGGTGGCGTGGATCCTGTTGTACAGCTCAAAGAGCAGGAGCTGCAGATTCGGGCGGCCAATGATCAAATGGATAACCAGATTGATCAGGCTCGGTTGCAAATTGAGCAGCAAAAGGCGGCTGAGACAGCTCGTGCCAACCAAGCCCGTGTTCAGTCGCAAGAGAACATTGCACAACTTCGCGCTCAGGTCGCCCGTGAGCGTTTAACTCAAGTTCAAGGAGCCCAGAATGCCCCTAAAGCAAGGTAAAAGCCAAAAGGTAGTGAGCAGCAACATCGGTGAAATGGTGCGCAGCTACAAGAAAACGGGTAAGATCGGCACCAGCAAGCCTAAATCAAAGGAAAAGGCTATCAAGCAGGCGACTGCGATAGCCTTGTCAGAAGCGGGAAAGTCTCGCAGTCCCATGAAGGCAAAGGATGGTGGAGCTTTCATGGTGGTGAAGAAAAAAGATGGGAATAGGCCTGTCAAGATTTACTAAGCCTTTCGGACGGTGGCTTTGAACCGTCCGCTTACATGGAAAGACCATGCTGCAATATATTGAAGCGGTACTCAAAGAGATAAGAAAGCTCAGAGCGGATACGGAAGCGATTGTGCTCAACGGCACGATCACCGACATGGATCGGTATCGCTTTCTCATGGGACGACTGGAAGGCTTAAAGCTTAGTGAAGATGCCGTCAAGGTTTTGGCGGATAAATACACACAGGATCTTTAACCCTAAAGGAGAAGCCCTTGGAAGAAGCAACCTTGACCCCGTTGGAACAGAAGTGGCAGCAAGAGAAGGAAGAGCGGGGACCTAGTTTAGACGATGCCTACGACGCAGAAGGCAAGTTTGACCCGGCGGATCTGGAAGAGGCGGTCAAAAGCCGTATTCCCTCGCCCACCGGATGGCGTATTGCCATTCTGCCCTATCGCGGCGCTGAGAAGACCAAAGGCGGGATTGTCCTTGCCGAGGAGACTCAGAAGCGTACGCAGTTGGCTACAGTTTGTGGGTATGTACTGAAAGTTGGAACGTTGGCTTACATGGATGAGGCCAAATTTCCGACCGGCCCTTGGTGCAAGGAGGGCGACTGGGTGATCTTTGGCCGCTATGCCGGATCCAGGATCAGTATTGATGGCGGTGAAATCCGTATCCTTAATGACGATGAAATCATCGGTCGTGTGAACGACCCTGAAGACATCCTTCACATGTAAGAGGTGAATATGAGCAACGACGATCAATTGGAATTTAAGATTGGAGAGGACGAGCAGGCCGCAGACGTCGAATTAAACGACGAAACCGGCGAAGCAACTCTTCAAAGCAAAGAAGAAGCTCCTGTTGTTGAGCAGGAAGAAGCCCCTGTTCAGAAACAAGAGGAAGAGCTGGAGCAGTACAGCGACAAGGTTAAAAAGCGTATTGACAAGATGACGGCACGGCTGCGTGAAGCGCAACGTCGTGAAGAGGCCGCTTTGGAGTACGCAAAGAATGTCCAGTCGCAGCTTCAGCACGCTACCCAACGTTACCAAACGTCTGATCAGGAGCGAATGGCAGAGGCTAAAAGCCGGATCGAGACTCAGTCTGTTGCTTTGAAGCAGATCATCCGTAAAGCCCGTGAAGAGGGTGACATGGATACGGAGATGGAAGCGCAGGAGCGTTTATCCCAGCTTGTTGTTGAGCAGCGCCAGCTTCAAAACTACGAAGCCATGGTTAAGCAACAGCGCGCGCAGCCACAGCAATCGCAGCCCGTACAACAAGAGCAGCAGCCACAGCGCCAACAACAGCCTGCAAGGCTGGATCCAAAGGCCGAACAGTGGGCCGAGGACAATCCTTGGTTTGGCAAGGACACGGTCATGACTCATGCTGCCTGGGGCATTCACAGAGAACTCGTTCAGAATGAAGGAGTTGACCCCCAGTCAGACGAGTATTATGATGAACTAAATAGGAGAATCAGAGAAACTTTCCCTCAGAAGTTTGCTCAATCCTCACAGAACTCCAGGTCGTCGAGATCCGCGCAAGCCGTCGCACCTGCAAACCGGTCATCCGGAGTCAATTCAGCGCGCCGCACTGTCCGGCTAACACCGAGTCAGGTTGCGATTGCCAAAAAACTAGGCGTTCCTCTTGAGGAATACGCTAAATACGTGAAGGAGTAAAAGATGGACCAGATCGGAAAAGTGCCTGAAATTAAACGTGCCGCACGTTCCACGGAAACTCGTGAGACAGAGACACGCCGCAAGCCCTGGACACCTCCTTCGAGACTTGACGCTCCCCCGGCTCCTCCGGGATACAAGCATCGATGGATTCGTGCTGAAGTTGCTGGATACGATGACCGTACCAACATTGCTGGCAAGCTTCGTGAAGGTTACGAGCTTGTTCGCGCTGATGAGTACCCTGATTATCCAATCGCTTCAGTAGAAGATGGCCGTCACGCAGGCGTTATTAGCGTGGGCGGAATGCTTCTGGCTCGTATTCCTGAAGAAACGGTCGAAGAGCGCAATGCGTATTACAAGAGTCGAGCGAAGGACCAAGTTGAGGCAGCCGACAATGACCTGCTTAAGTCAAATGCTCATTCGAGCATGCGGATTGACAGGCCAGTGCGGCAGTCCAAAGTACAATTCGGCGGCCCTAAGGCCGGTTAAATTAATTTCTGTAAAGGAACCATAAAATGGCTAACGTAGACAAAGCCTTTGGTCTCCGAGCTCTTGGTAACCTGTCCGCCACCGGCGGTCAAAAGCAGTACGGTTACGAGATCGAGGATAACCAAGCTGGCGCTATTTATCAGGGTGACCTTGTCACCGTTTATGATGGTTATCTCATTAAGTTCGCTCCTGCTACCCATACGGCTGCAGTTGGCGTATTCAACGGCTGTAACTATATTGATCCCACCACGGGCAAGCCCACCTGGAAAAACTACTACCCCGGTTCGGTGAACGTCACTCAGGGCAAGATCATCGCTGACGTTATTGATGATCCCAACCAGCTGTTCATCATCCAAGCTGACGAGGACATCGTTGCTGCCGACATCGGCAAGAACGCTGACGTTGTTGGTACGGGCGGTAGCACCACCACTGGTGTTTCCACAATGGAGCTTGACTCTTCCACTATCGCAAACACCGCTGCGCTTAACCTCAAGATCGTTGGCTTGTACGACGTTCCTGGTAACGCACTAGGTGACTTTGCTGTGGTCGTGGTCAAGATTAATGAACATCTTTATGGCAGCGCTGGTGTTGCCGGACAAGGAGCTTAATCATGGCAATTTCACGCGCACAACTAGTTAAAGAGCTTGAGCCAGGTCTCAACGCTCTCTTTGGTCTTGAGTATCAAGGCTACGAGAATGAGCATGCCGAGATCTATGACATCGAAACCTCTGACCGTGCTTTTGAAGAGGAAGTGATGCTCTCAGGGTTTGGTGAGGCTCCTGTTAAGACCGAAGGTGCTGGCGTTTCTTATGACCAGGCACAAGAAGTCTACACGGCTCGCTACACCCACGAGACGATCGCCCTTGCCTTCTCCCTCACGGAAGAAGCTGTTGAGGATAATCTGTATGATCGTCTGGCCGCTCGTTACACCCGTGCCCTGGCTCGTTCCATGGCAACCACCAAGCAGATCAAGGCTGCTGCCGTCCTGAACGGCGCTTTCGACACCTCTGTTGGTGGCGACGGCAAGGCCCTCTGTGCGACGGATCACCCCACCCTCAGTGGGCCTGATCTTCGTAACGAGCTCAGCACTCCTGCTGACCTCAGCGAGACCTCCCTTGAGCAAGCTCTTATCGACATCGCCGCCTTCACGGACGAGCGTGGCCTTAAGATTGCTGTTCAGGGCGTCAAGCTGATCATTCCTAAGGAACTCCAGTTCACTGCTGATCGCATCATGAAGTCGACTCTCCGTGTTGGTACGGCTGACAACGACATCAATGCCATCCGCAACATGGGCATGATTCCTCAGGGCTACACTGTGAACCACTACCTGACCGATACGGAAGCCTTCTTCATTAAGACGGATGCTCCTAACGGCATGAAGATGTTCCAGCGTGTTGCGATCAAGACTGGCTTCGAAGGTGATTTCGATACCGGTAACGTTCGTTACAAGGCTCGTGAGCGCTATAGCTTTGGCTTCAGCGATCCCCGTGGTATCTTCGGATCCCCCGGCGCAGCTTAATAGCAGCAAGAAAAAGGGGGCGACAAGCCCCCTTTTTTGTTTTATTATTCAAGTACTAGGGTTTTACTCACGCAGACTGACCTAGCAGACTTAGTAGAGACGGCGTGGGTTATGTGCTACTACACGAAAGGATTTTTCAATGGCTACGACCACGTTTTCGGGCCCAGTAGTATCTCAGAACGGCTTTCAAAGCACCGTTACTGACACTTCCACTGGCTCTGCTACCTTCAATGTAAGCACCACTGAAGTCACAATGACTGGCGCAGGTGGTGTTGGCGGACGTACTCTTTTCCAACTTAATGCTAATGCTGCGCTTGGTTCTTTTACCAATGCACTTAAAGCTAATGTTGTGTATGGCGCTTCAGGTTCCACATCAGGTCTTGGTTCTGCTTTTGTTGCCGAACTGACCCTGTCGGCTGGCACCTCCGCTGGTACATACGCTCCTTTGGAGATCGAGCTTAACGCTCCTACTGGCGCATCGACTGGTACAAGAACATCATTCATCTACGCTTCAACCCAAGGCGCTGGTGTTGCTGCGGTTGACAGCAACGGAGTATTTTTCAATCTCCAGGGTTTGACTGCTGGGGCAGGAAAAATGTTGGTTGCCGGTACAACGCTTGGTACTGCTTACGGTGGTCTTCGGGTCCGTGTTGGTTCGACCAACTACTGGGTTCCCTTGTACGCCGCTGAGCCGACCTAATGGAGCTTGATAAAGAGTACCTGTTGAACCTTAAAAACCAGGCCTTAGCCGAAAGGCAAAAGTACCTGGACCTGGTTCAACAGGCTAACGGCGCAATTGCAATGGTCGATGTTCTTTTAACAGAGATCGATCGAAAAGAACCGGAGAACCAAGATGAGCTTCAGCAACCTTAGCTCCGTCACCAAGACTGCTGATGCGGCCGCTATTAGTGGTCGC